TTTACAAGTGAATATGAAATATATCAAATTAATATAAAGTATTTAGATTCAAATTCAGATGGTGGTTATGGAGGAATAAGATTTATTGATAGTGGTGGCAATCCAATTACTGGTAGTGAATATGATTCTGCTGGTATGCATCTTAAATCCTATGCAAGTTTTGATAATAGTTGGCAAAGTGTAAATGCAACATCTATTGTACCCGTATGGGTGGGTCTGAATGATGACAATATAGGTGGTGGTGCAGTAATTAAAGTATTTAATCCCAATAGTTCTAGTTCTTATACTTTTGTAAATATTCAAAGTGCAACTTTTGATAATAGTGGAGGTAATGGAACTAAATCAATAGGAGTGCATAAGGTTGCTGAACAAATAACAGGAATACAATTTCTTAATTTATCAAATAATGCAAGTTTAAAAATATCAGTATATGGAGTTAAATAATGGCAGGTAGCTTAATAAAATTAGAAGAAGTAACTGTATCATCAGCAGTATCAAGTGTTACTTTAGGAGATGATAAGTGGGATACTTCTTATGATGTGTATATGGTACAAGTTGTTAATGTTGCTACTGATACTGATGCAAGAGGTGTAAGATTTAGATTTACTGTTAGTGGTAGTGCAGATACATCAAGCAATTATGATAGAGCTTATAAAAATCTAAGAGCAGATAGTGCTTTTAGTAATATTGCTTATACAAACCAAACTGAACTTGATTTAGGAAATGCTGGAACAGGTACACAAGAGTTGGTTAATGCTACTCAATATTTATTCAACTTTAACAATGCAAGTGAGTACAGTTTTACTACTGTTGAAGCAAGTAATAGAAATCAAGATGGTCATTCAAGAGGATTTCAAGGTGGTGGTGTATTAACAGTAGCACAAGCTACAGATGGTGTTAATTATTTTATGCAAGAGGGTAACATAACAGGTGGAACATTCACTTTATATGGTTTAAAGAAGTAAAGAAATAAAAGTCTGTTAAGATAGGAGAGATATGGCAACATTAGAAGAACTAACAGTAGAGGCAACAGCAGAGATAGAAGCTGCTAAACCTTTATACAAACAAGTTAATAACGAAAGATTAGAGTTTAGCTCTGCTGATTACGACCAAGCTATCATAGACTTGGCTAACAGTAAGTGGGATACACAACAGTTCGGTTATGTACAAGCAAGGCAAGAGGCTTATGGTTCTGTACAAGACCAACTAGATATGCAGTACTGGGATAGTGTTAATGACACAACTACCTGGGCTGACCACATTGCTAAAGTAAAATCTGATAACCCTAAACCTGAATAAGTAATCGTGTGATAAAATCCATAGTATGGATTATTTAATAGGATTTCTTTTAGGTTATTTTTTAAAAGAAACTCTCGGATTTATTAAAAGAATAAGCGAATACGATTGGGATAATCGTGCATCCTATAAAGAAGATTGGGATTGGATAACTCACGAGGACCTACCATAATGACACACTCAAATGGAAACGGTTTTACACAGAAGGAGTTATTAAAATTGGTCATTGAGAGATTAGACAGACTAGAAGAAAAACTAGATAATAAATTGGACAAGTCAGAGTTTTATAAAGTATTAGGATTAGTTGCCACAGTTATATTAATTGTTGGTAGCTTAACAATGTAATGAAAGCAACAGTAAATTTAAACCAAGTATTACAAGGTGGACTTGCTGCGTTAGTAGCTTGGTTGTTTCAAACAGTTAATCAATTACAGTCACAAGTCGCTGTCTATATGGTGCAAATACAAAAGCTAGAAGAGAATATTGTAGGTCTAGCTATGAGAGAAAGAGAACTTAACTCTGCTTTAACAGATGTTCTTATTAAATTAGGAGGATAAATGATTTGTGGTTTATGTACTGGAATGTGTAACACTTGTCCTATAAATAAGTTAAGATAAATAGATAATGAAAATAACATCAAGAGATATTTGGGGTGCTAAACCTAACAAAACATCTTTCTCTAAATTAGGAGAAGTTAAAGGTTTAGTTGTACACTGGTCAGCTTATCCTACTGCTGTTGGCAATATGGCAGAGATGGACCAGTGCAAGACTATACAGAGATTACATCAAGAAGATAGGGGCTGGAATGATGTAGCTTATAACTTTTTAGTTGGTGATACAGGTCAGATATACGAAGGTAGAGGTTTTGGAAATAGAAGTGCAGCACAAGGAGGTAACAATCGTGAAGAAATTAACTACAATAATAAGCATTATGTTGCTGTGTGTTGGCTGGGTGGTAGCAATCCTACCGACAAACCTTCAGATAAAGCTATTGAATCTGTTAAACGGTTATACGAACAAGTAGGTGGAGAACTTAGACCACATAGCTCATTCAAACAAACACAATGTCCGGGAGATGCTTGGCGACAATGGATTATAGAGGAGAAAGCACCTGATATATCTAACAAAGCACCTGATAAGGTCTACATTCCTGATAGTTTTGAGAGTAAATTAGATAAAATACTTGGTAAACTAGAGAACATAGAGAGAAAATTAAAGTTAGGAAAGTTAATACAATGACACCAGAACTAAAAGATATGTTAGAAAGAGCAGTATGGACATTCATAGAAGGGTTCATAGGAGCTTTGACAATCAGCCCAATGGTCGGTATTGAAGCAAATTCACTACAAATTGCAGCTATTGCAGGTGGTGGAGCAGCTTTATCTGTGATTAAAACATTCGCAAAGAAAAAAATAAGCTAAGAAACTGTCGTAAAATCTGATTATAATAAGCCTTAACAGAAAGGCTGCGTATGAAGAAAGATAAAAAAGACTTAGGCAATAACTATTTTAAGTCAGGTTGGCAACCATCAGCAGAGTTTGATGAATCAACTGGCTTAGGAGAGATTACTCATATAGGGCAAGACCCTAATTACAAATCTAAATTTGACACTATCTTAAAAGATTGGGGCTTTGACCCAGAACATTTTGAGATAGATGGCAAAGTTAAAGCATCATCTTGGAACACACAACTTAAAGGTGGAGATGTTGAAACCTTTTATGCGTTTAAAGGAGTGGTGAGAAGGCGACATCCACAGCGTGATGAATGGTATGACAAGCTACTTAAAGAAGTATCAAAGAAGAAACCACTCAAGAAAAAAAAGATTAAGAGTGATTTGGCTTACGTCTTTACACTTAGTGACTGGCAACTAGGGAAAGTTGACCTAGGAGTAGAGAAAACGCTTGAGAGATACGACAAGGCACTTGAGAGAGCAGTAGCAGAGGTTAGGCGACTAGGTAGCGTAGACGAAATTTATTTGCTTTCTATGGGCGATTTGACCGAAGGTTGTTACGGATTCTACGATTCTCAACCACATAATGTATCGTTAAATCTATCTCAACAGTATCACTTAGCAAGAAAGTTAATAATGAAAACTGTTGATACATTTTTACCTTATGCAAACAAGATTGTACTGTCTGGTGTACCTGCTAATCACGGAGAGATGGCTAGAAGTGGTAAAGGACAGGTAGTTACATCACGATTAGATAACTCTGACACTATGCACTTGCAAATATGTGAAGAGATTATGGAACAGAACCCACGATATGACAAAGTTACTGTGTCCATACCAGAGGGTTTCCATCATACATTAGATATAAAAGGATTAACTGTTGGATTTACTCACGGACATATGCACAGTGGTGGTACAGGTCCAGAGGGAAAGATAATGAAGTGGTGGCAAGGACAAATGTTTGGTGATTTCCCGGTAGGAGATGCAGAGATTCTTATTACAGGACATTTTCATCACCCTCGTATGATGCAGCAAGGTAATAGAACTTGGTTTCAATGTCCATCTATTGATGCAAGTATAGACTTTACTGCACGAACTGGTATGTGGAGTAAGCCTGGAGTGTTAACCTTTACTATTGATAAAGATGGTTGGGATAATTATAGGATTGTTTAGACAGAGTACATACTGTACTTAACAGTAAGCTCTGTACCTGCTTCTATATCTTCTAATGTATATAGATAGCGTGTAATATTACCTTGTATCTCACAGTTAGGTGTATCACTATGATTTATAAATCCACCGAGTGGTGTTCTCAGTAGGTTATTAGGTTCACCATACCATTTAGCGTGTGTCATTCCTATAACTTCATAAGCAGGTATATCTTTAATTGCAAATAAACCTAAACCTTCTACCTTACTTGGTTGAATAGTAAGGTAGTCAGGTAATGGTCTGTATTTATTCTTCTTCTTCAACTACTTCTGTATTAGTAATAGTCATAGTGTGTAGAGGTAAGATTGCAGCAATCTCTTGCTTACCATCTGCTTTATTAAATATAATTGTCTTAAAGCTACCTCTCTTCTCTAACTCTGCTAATATTTCTAGCATATTTACTTTACTTAAATCACTCATAGTATCTCCTTTGTATGTACTTTAGCATCTGATTCATACA